ATGGAAAAAACCGAAGAACACAGCGATTTTTGCGAACGTGTCAAAGCACGTCGGCAAGAGCTTGGATTGACCCAAGTTGAAATGGCGGAACGTCTCGGATTGACCCAATCTACATACGCTTCGATCGAGCGCGGGCGATATGAGCCAGGCCTCAACCAAATCTACCGAGTTGCCGCCGCCTTAGAAACAAACATCCATGAGCTACTACCAGTAGCTGTAAAATCCGAATTCTAAAATATCGCAAATATTGCGCATTCTCACTATTGCAGCAATAGTGAGCATTCTCTATATTCGGCGACGTTCAGTCAATGAACGCCCGCCGAGCCTCTAACTTTTGCGAGTCGTGCTCGTGCCGCGGTCGGATACTTCCGCGGCAATCTTGCGAGCAATCATCAGACTGGACGACCAAGCGCCCACCTATTCGCGTTGCTGTACCGCAGGATAGTTGGGCGCGTTTACTTCGCTGGATTCGCGGCGGGGGGACGTCTGGTCTGGTTTGAGCCAGGCACCCCTGCCGCGTTGTTCAGCGAGCCGAACAACGCCTAAGCAAGGGAATCCAGCCATGCAAGCGGCCGAAACAATCGAGCCATTGGGAACCGTCCCACTTTCTTCACTGCCAATCGTCCGAGCCTACGCCCTCCTGCGAGGCGAAACCGAAGGACGCTGGCTTACCCCCGAACAAATCGCGGAGATCGGGCACGTTTGCGGAGAAATCCGCCAGCTCGGCGAGACATGGTGCGCTACCTGCGAACGATGGTGGGCCATTGTCGCCCGCATCGACACCGAAGGGGAGCTCGGCCGATGCTAACCACCACCAGCGAAGCAACCGCCCTAGACGCGATCGAGCAGTGGAACAACAGCCACCCCGACGGAACGCGGATCATCTACCAATTTGGCGAAGTGCCAGTCCGAACAACGACCATAGGCGGCGCCTTTGCGATCAACGGCCGGCCAATGCTCAGGCTAGCGGGAGTAGCTGGCGCCGTCGATCTTTCGGCCGTCAAAGTCTCACCGTTCCACGCGTGGGTACGCGTTCACCGCCGCCGCCGAATGAGCCATTGGGTGGAAGGATGGTGGGACGATCAAGCCCACCTAGAAAGCGACCTCGAACTCCTTGCGAAACGCGACGAGGCTTTCGAATCCTACGAATATACCAACGTGAAGCCGTCGGAGCTTTAACGATGGAGGCGACCAAGATCAGACGCGGCCGCGCGAAGGATGGCAAGCCATTGAATCCAGGCCAGCAGATTGTGAAGCTGCGAGGGTGCCCCGATTGCGACAGCCGCGGCTACTTTCTTTTGAACCCGTTTATCCCAAATTTTCGAGCGCTCCTAAGCTTTTCGAACTTAACCCAGTGCCAGACCTGCCTGGACTGCCAAACCTATTGGAAGCTTTACGGAGCGTTGCCACCCGAGATTGTGCCCGAGTTGACCACGAAAGATTGATCCCACTTAACCACTCAGAAACGGAGTTTTGTAGATGCTAGTTTTGTCCAGAAACCTAGACGAGTCGATCGTGATAGGCGAACAAATCGAAATTGTCATAGTGGAGGTGCGAGGCGACCGAGTGCGACTCGGCATAAAAGCACCCAGGACGACGGCAGTACACCGCAAGGAAGTTTTCCAAGCGATCAAGCGAGCCGGCGGCGACATCAACAAGAAACGCGGCGAAGTTGTGCCGGCTTAAGAAACTACCGGAAAGGGGCCTTTGCGTGACGTTGTCACGCGTCCTAGGTGTGCGGAGCGGTAGAGCCAGGGGAGACCGCCGACTAAGGCATAAGCCCTGGTAGGACAGGCCCCGCTATGAGAGACCCGGCGCCCAAGTTGGGCGCCGGGTTGTTTTTACAAGTTGAAAATTTGGGCCGGTAGCTCAACGGTAGAGCACTAGGCGGGGAGGCGTGGAATAAGCCGCAAGGCCGTATCCGCCACACGTCGCCCCCTAAACTCCCAACTAGCGATGCGGGTTCGAATCCCGACCGGCCTATTCTTACTAGGCGCCATGCCAACCGGCCTGGACGCCTAGCCGTAGGCCCCCGGCGCCAATCGTGGCGCCGGGGATCAGAGCACCAAGAGTGAGACCATGCGAACGGAATCGAAGAAACTGCGCACAAAATCCGCCCTTTCCTATTTCGGAAGCGATAGCGAAGTCGCCGCCGAGCTCGCGGCCAAGCTCAACGGATGCCGACACATCACCATCGCGTTTGCCGGTGGCCTGTCGATCCTACCCCACCTTACCGCCCGCGGAATTGTCGCCAACGATCTAAACGCGCACGCGATGAACTTCTACCGCGTAGCAGCCGGCCGACACGGCGAAGCCGCAAAGCTAGAGCTCGCCGAACGATGCGCTACGACGCTCAGCCATCCCGAGGAATTGGAGCTCGCGGCTAAAGCGATGCAGTTTTTTAACACTCCATCGACCAGGGACTACGGTTGCGCATTTCATGCTTGGGCGTACTGGGCATGCTGTTGGCTACCACGTAAAGGCAAAGGCGGTACGAAATCGCCGCCGAGCCTCCCCTCAGTCAGACGCGAGGCCACAGGCGGGAACAACGCGAGCCGCCTAGTTTCAGTTGCGGCCGATCTGAACACATGGGCGCAGCAGTTCAGACGCTGCGAATTCGAATCGGTGTGCTTCCGCGATCTACTGCGAAAAGTTAAGGACACCGCTGCCTGCGGTATCTACTGCGACCCGCCATGGGTTGGAGCCGGCAACAACTATATGCACAGCTTTGCACTAGAAGACCACGTCGACCTAGCCGACGCGTTGGCGAGATTCCGAAAAGCGGCCGTCCTAATCCGCTACGGAGACGCCCCGCTAATCCGCGAACTCTATCGAGAATGGCGGATCGAGGAGCGGTTCAGCCGAACACAGGCCAACAGCCAAATCGGCGAACTATGGATTACGAGAGCATAGGAGCCACGATGAACCATGGACAAACCAAAACGAACGCGCAAGGCAACGCGGCCGATACCGGAAGCGATGCGCCGCCGCTTCTACCTAGCCGCCTGGGACTTGGCCTGGTCCGGTCACTTCTACCACGACGCGCCGGAGACGGAAGCATTCCTCGACAAATGGGGCTCAGGTTCACTAATCGCCAGGCGGCACGGCTTGACCATCCTATGGCTTACAGCCATGGCAGGACGATTCAACGAACTAGCCTCGGCGCTGTTGACGGATGTCAACGGCGAAACGATCGAGATACGACGATCGAAACGCGGAGCGGTTCACACGATCCAGATACAAGCCGAGCTAATCGAATGCACGACGGCCTGGTTTCGGAGACTTGCAGCCGAAGCCGCCGACACCGGCCCTCCCGTAAACGGCCGTTGGAAAAAATACTACGCCGCAATGCACGCGAGCAAATACCTACTTCCGAGCGCCACCGGCGGCCGGATGAATTGCGACGTGTTCAACCGAGACACGGCCGGACCACTTGGCGAGCTGTTTGGTTTCAAGTGCTCGTCGCATTGCTTCAGGGACACAGCCTGCCAGGAAGCAATGCGAGCCGTGAAGAAAGACGCAAACCTCGATGTTCGCGCCGTTCAGGCCCTGCTGGGGCATCGAAATCTAAACACGACCGAAGTCTACATACGCAAGCAAGACGCGGCGCAGCTCGCATTGAAACTCTACACCGAGTAGAAAACGGGCGGCTATCCGCTCCGCGCACCCGAGCCGCAGGCCAGCGGATCGGACCGAGGAGCCGAGCGCCGCATTCCAACCGCCGCCACTCCAGACACCAAAGCGACGAGCCACCATAACCGCGGCATTAGAGCGACTAATCCCGCACGTATGAAGTTTAACCAAACTTCATACCTACTCAGTTTGAAACGTCATTTTGACCGTTGACCGTGGAGCGTACGCACAATGCGAGCCTTCGAAATCCAAACCGACGCCCTATGCGAAGTCTGCCACGAGCAACCAGCCGACCACCTTGTGAAAGGTGTTCAGCTAGTCGCCCCTTGGCAAAACTTCGGACACCGCGCGACAGTCTGCGCGAAATGCCTACCCGCGATCGAAGAAACGACGGCGGACGACCTAACGTGGATCGAATCGGAATAAACACCCCAGAGGAGCCGAGCAAGTGACCTGGTTAATAGTAGACGGAAACAATTGCTACGCCCGCGACGCGTTCGTCAACGCGGCCGGAGCGGCCCACGCCACGCTCCGGCGCTTGCGCGATGTTCGCGCCAACATGCAAGCGACCCGCGCGGTTATTTGTTGGGATTCGCCGAGCTTCCGCCACGAACTATTCGCCGGATACAAAGCCGGCCGAGGCGAAAAGCCCGCCGGCTTCCAAGCCGGCCTGGATGAAGTGAAAGCCGGAACCGCGGCAATCGGGTATGAGAGCTACGAGTGCGAAGGCTTCGAAGCCGACGACATAGCCGCCACCGTTGCAGCCGCGGCCGTCGACGAAGGAGAGCAGGCGCTAATCTACTCCAACGACAAGGACCTCCACCAATGCCTGGTGGCCGGCCTAGTCTCACAAGCTACGGCAGTCCGGCGGCCCACATCGTTGACGCTCAGCTATGACGTTTTAACGGCCAAGCAACTAAAAACGAAATTCGGAGTCCATCCGCATCAGTGGGTAGACTTTCGAGCCTTGACCGGCGACAAGTCGGACGGAATCCCCGGTTGTGTCGACATTGGACCGAAAGCCGCTCAAACCCTCCTGACGAAATTTGACTCGCTCGACGAATTCTACCGCAAGCCATTTGCCGCCAAGATTCAAGACAAACAGCGGCGAAACCTCCTGGCCTACCGCGAGGAGCTCGCGAAAGCTCGGCGACTCTTGCGACTAGTTCGCAATGTCCCGCTACCGTCTACATTTTACGAGGCGGTCGCCCTATGACATTCGAACAAGCCGCCGCCCTAGTGGCCGAGGTTGAACGCTCAGGACGCGCACGAGTGCTAACCGTCGGCCGTTTCCTACCGCCGCACGAAGTAAGACCCAATAGCCCCTGGGGACTTGCTGTCATGCCGAACAAGTCGCCAACCGGAAAGCCGGTCGTCGTATGGGACCGCTCAGGATGGCTAAAGCTATCGCCCGAGCCGGCACCACGACGCGACGCCAAGACCAACGCACAACCAACCCTATTCTAAAGAAAGGAGCCCGCAGGGATGCAAGAGACGTTCGACTGGACCTGGGCAGAACGCCGCGAATGGATCACCGAAGCCGATTTTCCGAAGGGGAGAGCCTACGACGGGAGCTCAGTATCGGCCGCGGCAATGGTGGCCGTTCTCAACGCGATTAACGACCACCTGGGAAAAAATCCGGTCGCGTGGCCATCGCAAGCGAAGATAGCGGAGAAAACCAAGCTAAGCGAAAAGACTATCCAGCGAGCAAGCGAAGCGCTCCAGTCGCTCAGCCTGTTGATTGTGGAGCCCAAGAAAGGCCGAAGCGGAACCAATCACTACCGGATTGTGTGGACCGAGCTTCAGCTCTTGCAACCAGCACGCCGCGCCGCCTGGGAAGCGATTTTGCGCGAGAAGCAAACCCGAACATTGACCCGCGGGAGTGCCCGAAACCAATCGGACATTCCCGCCGAGCAATCGGACATTGTGGGGGAGCAATCGGACATTCTGACCGACCAATCGGACACTATGTCCGATGAATACCACAAAGGAAAACCACAAAAGAAAACCACCACCACTCCAGAGCCTGACCAACGAGCCGAACCCCAAACGGACGTGAGAACCTGGGAAGTGGTGGTGAGTGAGTTGATTGAGTTGGGATTGAGTGAGACCGGAGCGCGACAAGCTGCTGCAGCGGCAAGGAACCGCGGTCTAACACCCGATCAAGCCCACGAACTAGGGGAGACCTACCGAACGCGGACCCGTCCAGGATACGCCGGAAAAGCTCCAACCGTGGGTTGGCTATACCGTTGGCTAACCGGGCAAAGCACGCCCGAGCCTGACCCAGCGGAACGCCCGAAACCAGTCACAAGTGGACGCGGCGACGCGTTGACACGCGACCAAATCGACGCCGAGCGAAGGCGCCGCGAAATTATCCGCCAGGCACGTAGCCGCGGACTCAGCGAAGAACAAATACGCAAAGCCTGCCAGTCGATCGGAGTAGCCTATTGACCTAGCCAAAATCAAATTTTTGAACCAAACAACGGGAAATTGAGCGCTACGGCGTAAACTGCGAGCTTCTACCGTCGATAGAGTCGGACGCCACGAAAGACGCACCAGTGCCACGCAATTTGCCACGCCTAGTAAAGTTACTAGCTAGCGGCGCGACGCTCGAAACAGCAGGCGCGAAAATCGGTATTTCAAAAACCACCGCGCAGCGATGGATCGCTCGATATGGCACGGATGCCAGGCGGCGGATTAAACCCCGGTTGACCTGCGAAACGAGCCGACGCATACGCGAACTGCGCCGAGAGGGTAAAACGCTGCGCCAAATAGCAGACGACCTTGGAGTCTCTCCAGGAAGCGTTCACAGCCACGCCGCGAGGCCAACCGCTCGACGTTGCAGCAAATGCCGGCAACGCTACAGCGGCGAAAATTGCCTGCTATGCGAGGCCCGAAGCTATCGCCAAAACGCCCTGGCCGCGACGGCCTAACAAACTTTCCCATTGTGAAGGATTCCACAAATGCGACCGATGCTCGTTGCGCTGGCAGCTCTTGCGCTGTTTAGCTTCCCGGCCCCAGCCGAGGCCCAATTGTTCAAGAGACTAGCAAAGCCAACGCAAGCAGCGAACGTATGCACCGGACCCGAATGCCAGGCACGAGCCCAGGCACGAGCCCAGGCACAAGCAGAGCTCCCAAGCCAACCCGCCTACATCAACCCAGCCGGCCCCAGCCGTAGCTTGGTCGACGTCCCATGCTCACAGCACGAGTTGATTCTGGAGAAGCTATGGGAGCCCGTCGACATCACCGGCGCCAGCGGACCAACCGAAGCCGCGGCAGGCGATCGAATGGCCAGGATTATCTCGGCTACCGTACGCGTGACAGTTTCGGGGGTCTGCGGATCAGGAACCGTTGTCGGCCGTGATTCGCTTGGCAATGCCCTAGTGTTGACCAATGCACACGTAGCCGGCACGCAACGTGGCCGGGTTGTAAGTCTCCAGCGGTGGAACCCAGACGGAACCAGTGAAAAGGGAAACGGCGCGATTATCGCCGCCGGCTACGGCCGCGGCTTGTCGGTTGATTTTGCCCTCCTCAAATGCAATTCCACGTTCGCGGCCGAAGTTGAACCGATCCCACTAGCCGACCGATACCCAAAGGCCGGCGCACCGGTCACGACCTACGGTTGCCCCCGCTGCGAATGGCCTAGCATGCAAGTGCTCAGCTTGACGCGATCCGAAGGCCAGGTTTTGCGATGGCTACCGGAAGCGATCGGAGGCCGGAGTGGCTCCAGTGTGATCGACCACACCGACGACGGCCCGCGCGTTGTCGGCCTGCTCACATGGGGAGGCGGTGGCGAGGGGCTAGGACAGTCGACCCCGTTTCTATTGTCCGCGATGCGCGGAGCAATGCCCAAGGCTTTCGACGTTCTGCCAGCATACGCCCAAGAAGTGGCAACCGTCAGCCAAGTACCCTGCGGCCTTAATGGCGAGCTTCTCGCGGTGGCGAGCTTCGACCTACTCGACGCAGCGAACCCAGCCAGCCCCCTAAACCCGCTTAACCCGCTAAATCCGGCAAGCCCATTGCACCCGAACAACGTCCCGGCAAGCTCAGACGCCGACGGAGCAACCGACGGCGACGTGATCGACTCGATTATCGAGCATGGCCCAGACGCGCCGGAAGACTCAGACGATTGCGGCCTGTTGAATCGAAAGCCAAACGACGACGGCAAAGTGCTACCAATTCGACCCGATGGCCCAGTGAAGAAGATAGGCCAAAGCATCAAGACGGCTATCGCCTTTACGTTCTTCGGCGCCGTTCTCGCGGGACTGGCTTACCTGTACTTGAAAAACAAAGTCCCAATCTAAGCCCACCGCCACACCACGAGACGGAGCTCGACCAGTGTTCTATCTACTCGGCTGGATTGTCGCCAGCTATCTAGCCGCCGACCTACTCGCGGGATTCTGGCATTGGCTGGAAGACCGCTATTTTGAAGAGACTTGGCCAATTGTCGGCAAGTACATAGCCAAGCCCAACTCGCTACACCACGAACAGCCAACCGCGTTTCTATTCCAAAGCTATTGGAAACGAAACTGGACGACAATCTTACCCGCGGCCGTAGCGTTTGCCTGCTCATTGTGGCACCCAATCGCCCTTGTGTTTGTATTCGTTTCTCAGGCGAACGAGATTCACGCCTGGGCGCACAACAAGGGGAAGGTATCGCCGCTAATTGCTGCGATCCAAGAAACGGGGATCCTTCAGAGCCCCAAGCACCACGCCGAACATCATCGCAGCCCGTTTGCAATTCGCTATTGTGTGATGTCCGACCTACTCAACCCGATTTTGGATTATTTCCAATTCTGGCGAAAACTTGAAGGCTTGCTCGAGACGGCCACCGGAATTCGACCGAAGCCGGAGTAATGGCAGAACGAGCCAAGCGACTAGACCGTCGCAAGCAACGCGGGAGCAATCCCGCGAACAGGTTAGCGGCCGGGCGGCCCAACGCTACGCAACGCGGATATGATCGACGTTGGCGAGCCGCCCGCCGCCGCTACCTAGCCGAGAACCCAGCCTGCCGGCAATGCGAGAAACGCGGCCGAATTATCGCCGCTACAGTGGTCGACCACATCCAACCGCACAGGGGCGACGAAGTGCTATTTTGGCGCCGCTCCAATTGGCAACCACTCTGCAAGCGTTGCCACGATCAGAAGACCGCTAGCGGACTATAAACCATGGCCAAAGCAAGACGCGGCCGTAAGCCGAAGACAGAAGCCAAAAGCGAGCCACTCGCGGAAGTACCCGAACCGCCAAGCGACCTCGGAGCATACGCGGCGAACTATTGGCGCAGCCTAGCGCCCCAGCTTGTCGAGCTCGGCATTCTCACACCACTACACACGGAGACCTTCCGCGTTCTCTGCGAGACTTGGCAAGAGTACCGTACTCTCAGCCAGTGGTTGGAGGCGGACCCGTCACGAATGACGTTCATAACCGCCAGCGGCTACGAACAGGAAACCCCGCAGCTCAGGCAGCGCGACAAAGCCGCCGCCACGTTGCAAAAGCTATGGTCAAAATTCGGATTGACCCCCAACGCCCTAGCCCAGCTCGGAAAGCATGGCGGAGTTAAAGCCCGCACCGCTTCCGCAATCTCAAAATTCGCTCAAAAGAAATACGAAAACGACCAAGGGAACGCATAGATGAGCCGCAGATTTAAGCGAGTTACCATTCCGGCAAGCATTCAGGCTGGCAAGTGCTCTGGTATCTTCCCGATCGACCTAAGCACCGACGCCCAACTACAAGCGGCCGTCTTCCCCACCGGCCGGAACGTATACGTCACCGAGGACGACGGAGAAACCCCCGTCCCTGCCTGCTTGATTCCGAAGGGCCACATTTGCGGATCGAACGGCGGCTGGACCTGGTTTACTCAGCCCGTTGCAGTCTACGACCCCGTTGGAAACAACACGCTCACCGGATGGGTGAACCAACAAGGGGCGCGGCACATTTCCGTCTACAACCACGACACCAAGACCCAACAGGATATCCTCCTAAGTACGACCGACCTAGAAGGCGACGACCACAACAACCCGTCAATCTGCATTCGATCCGACGGCCGCTATTTGGTGGCCTACTGCGAGCACAACGAAAGGAACACGGTAAAGTTCCGAGTTTCCACCAACCCCAACGACGGCAGCGCATGGGATGCGGAGTATTCAATCACGCCCACGGTGGAGGGAATCCTATCCTATTCGCAGCTATGGAGGCTAAGCGGCGAAAATAAAATCTACCTTTTCGGCCGCCACAAAGGCGCCGACGCCTGGTACTACGTTACGTCGACCGACGACGGCGCCACCTGGTCCGCGCAAGTCGATTTTATCGACCACGGAACCTTCCAATGCTACCCACGATTCTGGACGAATGGCGTTGATAAATTCCTAATCGTCTGCACGAAGAAGGAAAACAACGTCAACTCCTTTATTGCCAACGAATCGGCAGGGGTTGCACTCGATTTGACCGGCAACCGGCCAATCTACGCGCTTCAGTACAACAGCGGGAGCGGGTGGGCGGAAATGAACGGCGACGCGCTAACGCTCCCAATCGTCCACACCGACTACGGAGCCTCCAGCATTATCGCCACCGACGCCGGCAACGATTCGCGATGGGTGGGAGACATCACACAGGACGCCGAAGGAGTCGTCCACGCCCTTTATTACGTCTACCCAAACCACGACGAACGAAACCACGACCTCTACCACGCGACCTACGACGCCGACACCGAAACCTGGTCGAGTGTCAAAGTGATGGACGAAGGCGGCCCAATCGTATCGCACTATTCGCCGTCCGTTTCCTACCCAGGCGTAGCAGTGTTCGACCCGCTCGACGCAAGCAAAATAGCGGTCGCCCGCGAGGTGGCCGGAATTCGCGAAATCGAAATTTGGAAGCGCACAGGCTCCACATGGGCAAAGCTCCAGGAAATCACCTCCGGAAGCACAGCGCACAACTTCCGCCCCAACTTCGCACACGGCCGAGTGGCAGGGGTGGAGCCTTATCTATTTTGGATGGGGGCCGGCCGGTACGAAGGCTACGAAGATTTTACCCTCGCAATGATGCAGTACCCCGCCAGGCCTGCCAGTGGCATTCTCGTGCGCTTGGAGCTCGACGGAGTAACCGACCGAGTGCTTCGAGTCTACTACACCGATCAGAACGAAGACAAGCTGCAGTCGCCCCAAGAGGTGGCCGCCGGAATGGGAGCGCTAAACCTATACGTTGGCTCCCTCAGACTAGCAGACAACCGCGCCAACCGAACCAACTTTGCGGCCGGTGGCAGCAAAGCGCTAACGGTTCTAAATACCCAGGAGGACACCGACGAGACGTTCGGCGGGATTAAATTCGGCCCCGTTGGCTCAGACATTAGTAGCAAGATGCTAATAAGCCCGGCCGTCGAAAATTCATTCCGCGTTGCCATGGTTGCAGTCGTCAATTGGAAAACGCACCCGAGCGCACCGCTACAACAATCGATCCTCAGCAACAACAGCGCCGGCCAAGGCGGAATTATTACGCGAATCACGACGGCCACCAGCAAATTCCAATTCTTTGCGATCCTATCCTCCGGCGCTATTTCGGTCACCTCAGACGTTGCCGTACCGCAGAACGAACCCGTCCTCCTATATGGAGAGTTCGACCGCTTCGACACAGCCCGCCGCATAAAAAACCGAGTCGGAGAAACCGAAAAGACCGACGCAGGAGCCAGCGCGAGTATGTCGACGGCCGTAGCTCAATATCACACGATCGGCCAAGAAAAACCAAGCGGCACAACCTACCCGCTAAACGGAACGCTCAGCATGGTTGGCATATTCGAACGAACGCTGCCCAAGGCCTACACTGACACGCTAAGCCGCGCGTTTTCTAGCCCTGCCACCTTCGCCACGATCGGTACCGAGCAACTCGACAACGAGCCGCTAATCGCCGACATCGTCGCCGCGATGAAGTCGGACGAAGTTATCGCGAAAGCGTTGGCCGATGCAGGAACGGCCGCCGACATTGCCGCCGCCGATCAAGTGCTCCAGACCGACGGGGGAGTGCTCAAGCTCAAGACCTACCGACGCGGAACTACGACCGAGATCATCCCCGAAAAAACAGCCCTAACACCAACCGGCGCCGACCTTACCAACCCCGCCACCGAGCAACTAGGCGGCTACAAAGAGGAATAAACGATGCCAAGCTTTATCGGGCTTAACTTCGGACGCGAGACCGAGAACAACACAAGCGGCGCCGTGATTCTCCGCGGCCCCCACCAGTCGATCCAATTGGATATTGGCCACGATGGAGCCGTCACAATCCCAGTAAAGGACGCCGACGGCGACCCCATTGACCTGGACGATTCAACCCTCCGGCTAATCATCAAGGACTATCGCGGCGCCAATGTCGCCACGCTTGAAAACGGTTCAATCGCGCGAGAATCGCCCAACGTAACCGTCACCGTCAACGGAGCCGCAACGGCCAAACGCCGAACGCTCCGTTGGCATTTGCTCGACATCACCGACGGCGGACTAGTGGAGGTGGCCGCGGGCTACTTCCCAGTGTACTAACCCGCAGGCTATACCGTGGCACGACGCCCAGCAGCTCGGAAACCAACCAGAACGCCACGCCGCAAAACGACCAAGTTGCTAGACGCAATCGGCAAGGCGAAACGCGAGGGATGGTACAAGTACATCCGCCAAGGCGAAGGCGAAGAGGCCGACGAACGCGCCATCCTTGCGGGTTGCTACTTCGATCAGCACCGCGCGGACCACTGGCTCGAATTCGCCGACGCCTACGGCACGCTAACCGAAGGCCCCTGGAAGGGAAAACCGTTCCGCCTGCTCGATTGGCAAGCGACCGCAACGAGCCGGCTATTCGGATGGCAGAAGCATTCGCCCGAGTGGGGCTATGCCGTCCGCCGATTCCGTTATTTGTACTTGGAAGTTCCCAAGAAATCCGGCAAAACGCCGCTCCTATCGCTACTCGGCAACTACTTACTATTTGGTGACTCATGGGACCGACAGATCAACCTATACCTAGCCGCGACAACACGCAAACAGGCGGAACGCTGCCTAATGCACGCGGTGAGACAAGTGCGGAACAATCCCGAGCTCAGCAGCGAGGCGAATATCCGCAAGCTCGAAGGGTTCTATTCGATCGAGTACGGGGACAATTCGTGGAACGTCGTAGCGGCTGACCCTGACAGCGCGGACGGAGTGAACGGCCACTGCCTAGCGGACGAGTTCCACCGCTGGAAAGGTTTTGAATTTTACAACGCCTTGAAGTGGATGCTCGCCAGCCAGCCCGAGGGAGTATTCGCGGCAATCACCACCGCGGGTTCCGATATGCAAAGCGCATGCCGGACAGTTCACGAGAAAACCAAGGCAGTCAATGCCGGCCGACAGATCGACGAAACGCACCTGGGGCAAATTTGGGCGGCCGACAAAGACGACGACCCACACGACGAAAAGACCTGGCGGAAAGCTAACCCGAGCCTAGGAACCACCAAGGACCACCCGCTAAAGCTTTCCACCTTCCGCCAAGACTACGAAGCGGCCAAACAGGAGCCGAGCCAGTGGCCGGCCTGGTTGCGCCTACGCCTCAATATTTGGTTGACCGCCGAAAACGCCTGGCTAGACGAAGCCTGCCCGCGAGGAATCGAGGATTGGGATTCAGGAGCAACAGCCCGCAAGGCCAAACAGCGCCGCATTGACTGCTACGAGGCATTCGACCGCGACGAGCTCGCAGAACAGGCACGCGGCGAGCTCTCAGCATGGCTGGGGCTCGACTTCGCAAGCGTACGCGACACAAACGCGGCCGTGGTTTCGATCCGACGCGCAGACCAAACGCTGGCGATTATCCCGCATTTCTGGCTGCCGGAGCGAGAAGCCGAACGCCAGGCTAAACGCGTCCCCTATCGCCAATGGGCGGAGCAAGGACACGTAAAACTAACCCCCGGCGACGTGATCGACTACAACGTGATTTTCGACGACCTGGTCGAAATCGTCGGCAAGTGGGGCATTGGGAAATTCTTCTACGATTCGCTATTCCAAGCGGAGTGGATGACCCAGCGACTCGAAGCCGAGACGGGCGCCGTCCGGTGGGAGTTCCCCCAGACCATTATGGAATATGGCCCAGTGATCCGCGAAGTAGAACGGCAGATCATCGGCCACGAAATCCGCCACGACGGAAACCCGGTCTTAACATGGCAGATCGGCAACGCCCACGCCAAGACCAACGCCAACCAAGACAAGCGGCTAATTAAACAGAAGCACGGCGACTACCGCAAAGTGGACGGCCCCCAAGCGATGCTAATGAGCCTACGCGATGCGGTGAGCGGACTTGAAGACGAGGCCGACTTCTACGACGACAACGACGTCGAAGTGATCTAAACACTAAACCAAGGGCCAAGGATGGCAGACCTACACCAACTAGCGAACCAAATGATTGTCATGGCGGACACGTCGAGCGCCGACACTCGCGCGAGCGATTCGCTAGAAAATCCCGCCAACCCTATCAACGCCGAGACGCTCGCGGCGCTAGACTTCTCAACCGTCGGCACCAATGCCGGCGAGAAAGTGACCAAGCGTTCCGCCCTATCAATTCCGGCCGTTTATCAAGCGGTCTCGATGATATCGGGCGACGTTGCCAAGCTCCCCATGGGGACCTGGCGGCGACTTGCCAGCGGAGGCCGAACGCTGGACCGCAAGCACCACGCGTTCCGATATGTGAACCTAGTAGGACGCCCAAACGAAGAGGTGAACGCGTTCAAGTTTTGGCGCCGGTTGATGGTATCGGCGCTACTTTGGAACAATGGCTACGCATGGATCGACAAGAACGGCCGCGGCGAAGTGCTAGGACTTTATAACCTTTTGCCCGACCGAACAACGCCGTACCGACACCGGGGGAAGCTGCGGTTCATGACCGAAGTTGCCGGGCGGCTTGTATCGTTGGAAGCCGACGAAGTCTTCCATATCGAAGGCCTCAGCCTGGACGGGTTGCACGGAGAGGACCTGGTCGGCCTATTCCGTGAAACATTCGGCCAGGCATTGGCAAAATCGAAGTTCAAGAGCAAATTTTTTGCCAACGGTATGATGGCCGGCGGAGTGCTCGCGGTTCCACCCGGCGCCAAGCCTACGACCGTAACCAAGTTACAAGGCGCGATCAAAGAGAAGTTTTCGAACACCGACAACGCCTTCAAAACGCTAGTCCTTCGCGACGGCTACAAGTGGTTCTCCACACAGGTGGATCCACAGAAAGCCCAACTAACCGAATCGGAGGAACAAGACGCCCGCCAGGTGGCCCGCATGTTCAACTTGAAAGCCGGCCGGCTATCGGTTGAAGGTGCCACGAGCTACAACGCCGACGAAATGGCAATCCGCGACTACCACGACGGAACGCTCAGCCACTGGCTGATCGGCTTACGATGCGAAGCCAACGCGAAGCTACGCACGCCGGAGGAAATCGACGCCGACGAAGTCTTCCTGGACTACAACATCAACGCGCTAATGTGGGCGGACGCCAAGACACGAAGCGACATTGCAAACACGGGGATTCAGCACGGCCGATGGAGCCCCAACGAGACGCGCGACTGGGAGAACCTCAACCCGTACGAAGGCGGCGACATCCACTACCGACCGCTCAACCTAGAACCGATCGACGGCAAGCCGACCGAAGAGGACGCACGCCAGGCCGCCGCCGAGAAACTAGCCCGCGGAGCGATCGACCGAGCCAACAACCGCCTGGGCATCAAGCTACAACGAGCCAAGACGCCCGAGGCACGCGCGGCAATCTGGACCGATGAAGAACCAACCATTCGCGAAATGATCGGCCCCGCCTGCGAAGTGCTCGAGCTAGATATTGAAAGCCAGCTCGAGCAGCTCGGAGAGTTGACCAAATAGCGCCGCGGATTATCCCGCGGAGTATCCCAGACCCAAAAGGACCAACAATGCACCAACGAAGCAACGCCCAGGCCGAAGTTCGACAACTGCGCAGCAGCCTAGCCGGAGTGAAACGCGAAAAGCGAGCCGACGGCACCCCCGCACCAATCAAAGGTCTAGCGGCCGTCTACTACCGAGAAGACGACCCCGGCACGGAATACTGGCTGTGGTCTGATATGGTCGAACGCATCCACCCGGGCGCATTCGACCGAGCAATCAAAGAACAGCACGACGCCCGCGCGTTGTACAACCACGACCCGGCCGCGATTCTCGGCCGAGTAAGCGCCGGAACTTGTCGTCTCGCGTTGACAGAGCAGGGGCTAGCGTACGAAATCGACGCCGACCCCAACGACCCCGACCACCAGCGAGTTGGATCCAAATTAGACCGCGGAGACGTTACTGGCTCCAGCTTTGCATTCATCACGCGGAAAGTGGTCTGGGAGGAAGTGAAGACCGACGAGGGGCAATGGCTGTACATCCGCAACGTCCACGACCTTGACCTCTTCGACGTTGGCCCCGTCACATGGCCAGCCTACGAAGCGACCGCCGCCGGCCGTTCGACCCGATCCGATGGCCAGGCACCACAAGCCGGCGACGCCGACCCGATGCGCGCCGAGCTCCTACGCGAACGCGACAAGCAACTACGCGCCGCCGACGATGCAGACCTGGAGATGCGCGCGAGACTCTTGGAGCTCGAAAGCTAAGCCGATGGAGCCGTCGACCTACGGACACTCGAAAACCACCGCCGAGCGCCTAACGCAAATCGCCAACCACCCCGAGACGGTATCGCGAGCGAGAACGCAACCGCTGCGCCGTCCCCAGTTGATTGGAGGCACCGGCGGCGAAGTTGTCTGGGGAGTCTACACCCTAACGGCCGGAATGACCAACGAGGGTGCCTATTACGAGGCGGAAGGCCAGGTCGTCGAAATACCCGGCGGAGAAACCACGCCAGGCCAAGAAATCCGCGCTTACATAGATACCGCCTTTGCTCAGGTGATCGGAGACAAGGGCCTAGCCGTCAAGGTGGAAGATTGGTGGCTCGTTGTAGCGCCCGAATGCGCCACACCGCCCTTCGAATACGCGGAGTCCTAAGCCATGCCGACCGCCTGCCAATGTAACTGCTTTCCATGCTGGCACTGCGGAAAGCTTCCAACGTCCCTCTCCCTTGAGTCGCTGCGAGGCTATGGCTATGGCGACGGATGCTGCAGCCTTATTGCTGGTACCTACTCATTCGCAGCATGGGCCGGCACGCTCACAAGCGGCGCGGTTTTGATTCCAGAGACCCGCGAAGTTATCCACGACACGTTCGGCATTGAACGAACCTACGGATACATCACCGAAAAGAACGCTTGCAACGCCGGCTGGCATTTTGAGCCGCAAACCGAAAAGGAATATACCGAAGGCTGGGGCGCACCGTTCACCGCAAAAACGATAGGCCCAATTTGCGGAGAGCATGAATTCTTCGCGCCTCCCGGCTGGCAATGGTGGGGAATCACGGCCGCGAAAATCGTAGTCCGGCTATCAAACGCCCAGGAGCTCCACCAACCCGACCGTCCATTCGTCGAGGTGAAAGTATCGCTAACGATGAAGGGACCAGTCCAAGAAGTCTACCGAACGGACACCTACCGCCTAGACGCCACGCTCCCCTGCAATGACATCACCGACGCACCCGCCGCATTTATCTCCAGGGAGATGGGCGCATCGCTCTACTACCCGCCCGACCCAATCTACACCGAACCGGAGGAAATAGGCGGCGAATCGGGAGAGATCGACTGGTGGGAATGCCTACGAGACCCAACGCCATTATTTACCGTAGGAGTCGGTTTTGATTAAATGCGACGGATGCGGACACGTTGTCCGCTCAAACGTCCTCCCGCTGGTTTGCCACTGCGGAACACGGACCAACAGGCTAGCCGATGGCAGCACGAACAAAGCCAGCTCGAGCTATTGGGGCAAGTTGCACCGATACCGAGGAAACAGCCTGGCCTGGGTGCTGCGATGGCTCGAAGCATACAACGGTTGCCCGACTTGCAAGGCCGACTTTCGGCGCTACATGCAACGGAACCCGCCCGACACACGCACGGAAAAGACGCTGTTTATGTGGGGAGTCGACGCGCACAACTGGGTCAACCAAAAGCTAGGCCGCGCAATCTTCACCTATACCGAAGCCCGCCGGCTATACCGCTCAACATCGAGCGCCGCGGCCGAGCTTCCAACGTACGACCAGGCCACCGGCCGAGCACTAGCCGAACCCGTCGACGTTGTAATCCCGTTCCATGCCGGCGACGCCCTATTCGCAGCGGAGGCGATCGAGTCGATTCTCGCACAGCGCCGAGTCTTCCCAATTATCCACGTAATCGCCGATCAATGCGACATTCCCGCGGAGGTGCTACGCATAGCACAGACGCAACCCGAGGTGAGACTATACCGCACACCCCGACGAATGGGACCGTATCGCATAGCCAACAGCATCGCCCGCCACGAAGCCGAAAGCGATTTTCTAGCGATTCAAGACGCCGACGACATCAGCACGCCCGACCGGCTTTCCAAGCAGCTAGCCACGCTACTTGGCAGCGAATACGCCCAGACTTCCGGCGCAATGCGAAACTTTACCGACGAACAAACCCCGCACTTGATCGACCGGCGGCGCTATGAAGAAACCATCCTCCCGGGCGTAAGGTTCCACCACGTACCCGGCGGCCGTTCGGTCAACTCAGTACGGACCATAAATCGCCGCGCGTTCGAACAGCTAAACGGTTTTGCGGACGAAATCTGCTCGATGGATTTTGACCTCGACAACCGAATATCCCTGGCGGGGATGCTCAGCCATTGGGCTAGCGACGTTGTCGGCATGCGACGCCTACACAGCCAGAGCCTGACCAATGGCCCCGAATATTCGGCCAACACCAGAGCCAGGCGCGCCGCAAATGCCCTTTGCGTACGCAATCTAACCGCGATGCAAAAGCGGCCAACCATCGCCCAGGCGGCCGAGCTCGGCGCCCTCAGCCAGGCCGAGCAATTGCCCCGCACAAACTAAAACAGCGGGAAATTGAGCGCTTGCGGATAAACTGCGGATTCTGTGAAACCCGGCTTCCCCCGGATCGGACGTCCAGACGCCGACACGGCCACGACCAGGCCAAGGGAGCCAGCCTCTAACGCACAGTCGGCGTCCATACGCGGCGAGTTAGGAACGGTTCACACCCAGCCCTAGAACAAGCTCGTCGCCTCTCAGCGAGGCGGCCCCTACTACTACCCGAGAAGGTAATACCACCATGACCAAGAAGCCGGCCGACATTCAAGAGCTACGCAAAAACAAGAAGGAATTCGGCGCCGAACTGCGAAAGCAGATCAGCGAGTACCAGGAACGCCGCAAAGATGGCAAAGAAGCCTGGCCAGGTGAAACCCGCGCCGCCTACGACGAGCTCAACAAACGCTACGAAGAGAACGAAAAGGCGCTAATCGAAGCGAGCAACGACGACGAAATCGCCAAGCGCATGGAATCCCTGCGCGAAGACGAAGAACAGAGCCGACGCACCAAGGACCGCCCAGGACTGGACGACAAGTTGCCAGGCGAGGAAAGAAGCTACGGCGACGCCGGCTTCGACCGCGACAGCGCCAGCGAGTACGCCCAACGCCAGAGGGACAAGAAGCTCGCCTTCCGCAGTTGGCTAGCCGTCGGCATGCTTTCGAAAAACCCGCAAATCGTCTCAGACGAAATGCGCGCCGCCTGCCAGCGTAACGGCTTCGACCCAATGCAGGCCAATATCGAAATTCCCCTCCTGTCGACCGAGCAACACCGCGCGGTTCAGCTTGAGGCCTATTCGATGACTCGCGAACAGCGCCAAGCGTTCGCCCACAGCGGCGAAATGCGAGCCCTGTCGAAGTACACCGCCGCGAAAGGCGCCGAATTGGTGCCGCAGAGCTTCGTTACCATGCTCGAAATGGCGATGCTCGCGCACGGCGACTTCCTGAACTACGTCGACACGCTCACGACTCAGACCGGAGAAGCTACCCATTGGCCGATCGTCGACGACACCGCCAACGAAGGAGCCTGGGTTGCAGTCGAAAGCGAGGACACGCAAATTATCGGCACCCCCGACCCGACATTCGCACGCCTCACATGGGACGCCCACGAGCTGCATAGCAAGTGGATCAAGGTTCCTATGGCGCTCAACGAAGATTCGCTTTTCAATATGGAAATGATTCTCGCCATGGTGATGGGAGAACGCCTCGGCCGTTCCATCAACCGCTCGGCGACGACCGGAAACGGAACCAAGCAGTGTAAGGGTATCACCCTGGACGCCCCGACGGGACACACGACCGCAGCCGCGGCCGCCATTGCCCTGGACGACATCATCGCCTTGGAACACTCGGTGGACCCAGCCTACCGCGACGAGTCGCAATATATGTTCCACGACAACATTCTCAAATATTTGCGATTGTTGAAGGACTTGGAAGGCCGCCAATTGTGGCAGCAGAGCATGCGGGACGGACAGCCCGATAAGCTCAATAACAAGCCCTACGCGTACAACCAACACATGGCCAACGCCGTAGCCTCTACCAACATCACCGCGATATTCGGACGCCTCAGCGACTACAAGTTGCGACGGGTGAAAAATGTTCGAGTGGTTCGAGCCAACGAACGCTTTGTGGAAAACCTCCAAATCGGTTTCCTTGGATACGTCCGAGTCGACGGTAAGTTGATGCGACCAACGGCAGACGCCCAAACGGCCGTCAAGAAGATGGTGCAGAAGACCTAAGCCAACCCGCAAACCCTTAGAAGCGCAGGCCAACGGCCGGCCGTCGAGCAATCGGCGGCCGGCTTGCGGCAGTAAACGACCAACCAACGGAGGCCCCAATGCCCAAAACTAAAATCGTAATGAACACGGCCCTAGCCGGCGACGGAATCGACATACAAGCCGGCAACGTGTGCGTTTGCTCAGCCGACCAGGCCGAAAGTTTCCTCGCCGTCGGCTACGCCAGGCCGTACGACCCAGAGACCGACGAAGCACGAACGGTAAAGCACTACCCAGAGCCGCAACCGCCGAAGGTTGAAACAAAAGCGGCCAAAAGTGAAACGAAAGCCGCCAAACCAGACGCGAAAAGCGCTAAGGATGAACCGAAACCGGCCAAAAGTGAAACGGCGGCCAAACCCAAAGCACCACGCAAAAGCCGCGCGAAGTCTCCAGCCGCCTAGCTTGTCAATTTCCCTGTCAATTTCCCACACCCATTCGCGAGAAAACGCGGATTGACCAACGAAAACACTAGTCCCCAACGAAACGAAAAGGCGAACCAGGATGGCAAAGCCCAAGAAAGAGCAGCTCGCACGCTACGCCGAGCTCAGGACACGCAAAAGTAAACTCGAATCGGACGCCCGCGCCCTTGAATCAGAAATCGACCTCCTAGCCGATCTAATCACCACGCACTTGGAAGACATCGGAAAGAACGACGCCAAGATTCACGGCTTCCGCGTAACGCTCAGCGAGGGACTAGCCTACCCGAAGTGGAAGAACCACTACATTCTGGCCCAAGGCGCCGAAGCGGCCCAAGAGGTGATCGCCAACACGCCACGCAATCCCAAGCTAACAGTGATTCCACCCGAGCCCAAAACCAAAGCCTAGAAAATCGCCGCGATGGATCGCTACCGATACGGACTACGGAAAACCGTCTACGCTTGCGAAGACGTTGTCACGCTGGACCAAGCCCGCCGCAATTGCTCAGTCGATGAAGACGACCACGACGAAACGCTCGCGGACCTAATCCACCAGGCACGCGACTACGTCGAGGAGCGGACCAATTGCAGCCTGACCACCACAACTTGGGAAATGGCAATAGATGCCTTCCCCCGCGCTAAGTGGCTCAGTCTTCCGCGGTGGCCCCTCCAATCCGTCGAGTCGATCGCCTACACCGCCGCCGACGGATCGGAAGCGACGATCGCCGCCGACCAACTAGCCGTCCGAATCGACGAACACGGCCGCGGACGCGTAGCCCTGAAAAAATGGGCGGAGTGGCCCGCGACAGAGTCGACGCCCGACGCCGTACGCATCACGTTCAAAGCAGGCTGGACCGAACCGCTAGCCGTTCCACGGCAGTGGACCCGAGCAATTTTGATGCTCATTAGTTGGTGGTTTGAGCAACGCGAGGCGGCCGTTCTCGGATCGGCTACCACCGTTCCCCTAGGAGTCGACGCGTTGATTGATTCAGCATCAACCGCGGACGACTTCGAAGACTTCGACCTCTGCGAGTAAGCAATGGCACCCGTTCGCCAGCAATCCCGATTTAGGCACCGCGTAGGCTTCCAGAGCCGAGACGAAACGCTCGACGACCTAGGACGCGCCAAACGCGGCGCCGATGATTGGACCACCTATGCGAGACGTTGGGCGGAAGTGAAGGAGCTCAGCGGCCGCGAAGCCGAGCGAGCCAAGCAAATCGCCGCCGACGCTTCCATTGCGGTGGCGATTCGATGGTTCCCAAATGTGAAGCCAACCGACCGGCTAACCTTCCGCGGCCGAGTTCTCGAAATCAAAGCTATTTTGGATCCAGATAGCACTCAGCGCGAATTGACGATCCTTTGCGGAGAAGACCGCTAGCCATGGCCTACTTCGCAATCCCGAAACTACTACGCCAAACACTCCTGGCCAATCCGACGCTGGCGACCGCCCTAGCCGGCCGGTTGCACTACCAGGAAATACCGCAAACGTCCAACTTCCCGCACGTATGGTACACCCGCAGCGGACGCGACAAAGAGACCGACATAGCGAACGAAGAGACGCTACGAATTGAGCGCTACACGTTCGAAATTGCCAGCGACCAAGACGCCGAAACGACCGTCGGCCAAATAATCGAAACGCTCGAAGCCTTCGAAGGCGAGGCCGGCGACGAACTAGTGCAGCTAGTCGAAGTAGAAGACGCCGACGACGACTACATCTTCCAGTCAATCGGCGAAGAATTGCCGAGCTACCTACACGCCCTGCAAGTGGCCGTATTCGTCCTACCACTCTAAACACTCACAACCACCGGAGGCTGGAATGCCACGCAGAAGACTAGGAAACAAGCCCGTCCTAACGCTAGACGGAACCGACATCGCATGCCTACTGAACTTCACACCGCCCGAACGCTCGCGCGAGGAAGTCGACGTCACATGCTTGGAGGATGACGCGGAAGAGTACCTCGACGCCGACCCACCCAACGAAGGAATTCTAAAGTTTGAAGCGGCCTGGGAACCAGGCGACACGAATAGCGAGCTCCTTGACGCCCTCTTCGACGAGGTAGACCCCGACGACCGCGAGGGCGCCTTCACCATCAAGTGGAGCATGTTCACCCCGCTAGTAACCGACGCGTTTAGCGGCCGGATTCTAAAGCTATCGCCCGCTCAGGTGGAAAAGAAAACCTTGATTAAGCGATCCGTCGAAATTCGGCTGACCACGAAAGTAACCCGAACCGTCGCGACCTAACCCCGAGTCAGTGCGCGCCGCGCCGAGCCTGAACCGTTGGGGCCGACCGCAAAGCGCGGCGCGCACGCCATTACCACGGCCCCAACTTCCCCAACAATCCCAACAACGGATCCCAAACGATGAGCAACCTACAAAAGAAGACCGAAGCCAAGCTAGCCGAACCCAAGACGTTGAACGAATCGACGATCCTAAGCGGCGCCGACATTCTCGCGGCCGACAAGCTGCGAGCCGTTCCAGTCGTCACGCACGAATGGAAGCCTGGCTCCCAAGTCTACGTTGCCGAGCTCACAGCAGACGAACGCGACGAATTGGAGCAATCCTGGGCGGAGTATAAGACCGCCCGCGATGAAGAGGACGGAATCGGTTTCCGCGCATGGTGCGCCGCCTATTGTATTTGCGACGAAAAGCGCAACCGTACATTCATCGGCCGCCAGGTGGAAGCCGCGGAGACGATCGGCAAGCGACGCGGCAAAACCACGAGCCGCATTTTCAATACGGCCGCCCGAATTAACGGATTGACCAAGGCCGACATTGACGAGCTAGAAAAAAACTAGCAAGCGACGCAGCCCGAGAACGCCGGTGGCAATGGCGGGTAGCCCTATCGTTGGGCTACCCGAGCCGCCGCGCATGGTTGCGTTGCATTTCTTCACTCGACTATGCCGAGCTTGTCGCGCTCAGCCGCTTAGAACGAATCGGCCTCGAACGCACAGACCTACACGCCGCGGCAATATCGGGAAACCCGCCCGAAGTATTCTGCCACGAGCCCCAGCCCGACCAGACCGCCGAGGAGTTGTTCGAAAGCTTCTCACAATTCACCACCCCAGACGCCAACGACTAGCGCCCCCATGTCCGCGACACTTTGCGAAAACTGCCAACGCCAACAGCAACCACCCGCCACCGGCCCAGGCTGGACCGTCCACCATGGAGCGGCCCAAATGATGCTGCAGCGGATCGAAGCCGCTAGCGTTGCCGCGATCATCAGCGACCCGCCCTACGCATCAGGAGCCGGAACACTGCTCGGCGCCCTAGCGAAGAGTTCTACCAAGTACCAGAACAGCGAAAGCAAGAAGCTACCGGAGCTCGACGGCGACTCAATGCTGCCCGAAGCATGGTCGGCAATGATGCTAAGCGTTGCCCACCAAATGCGACGCGTAGCCATGCCAGGCGCGGACGTCCTAATGTTCTGCGATTGGAGAAGCCTAAGCCGGCTAATCGAGGTGCTCGGCGGCGCCGGCTTCCAACTGCGCGGCACCGCGACTTGGAACAAGGGAAACGCCGCCCGGCCGAATCGAAACGGATTCAGGAGCCAGACCGAGCTAATTCTTCACGCGCGAGCTCCCGGCAAGCTAGCCAGGCCGAAGGATGTCTACCTCCCGGGGGTGTTCGAATATCGCACAATCCAAAAGGGCAAATTGCACATGACGCAAAAGCCGCTCGAGCTAATGCGCGAGCTTGTCGAACTCGCGCCGCCAGGTGCCACGATTTTGGACCCGTTCCAAGGTGCAGCCACAACCGGAGTCGCCGCAATCGAAAGCGGCCGCGAATACATCGGTTGCGAGTCGTCCGCGGAGTACCACGCTATAGCCGTCGAGAGATTGCAGAACCGAGCCTAGCCAATGGCCGCTTACGTTGTCACCGGATCGAAAACGCTAAACGCCAAACTAGCCTCCCTCAAAACGACCGAGGCTAAAAAACTAATTCGCAAGGCGAGCCGAACCGCATTAAAGCCAGTGCAGGAGGAAGCCAAGCGACTAGCCCCGGTGAAATCGGGACGCCTGCGCCGATCAATCAAGGTTCGAGCCCTAAAGCGTTCGCGCTCCAGAGTTGGTTCCCGAGTCACCACGAACGGAAACGACAACCTATTTAAGGGCCGAATCTACTACGGCGGGTTCGCGGAGTATGGCTGGAAGGCCGGCCGCCGAGCGACTAACGCGGACCTAGGAGTAAGCCGACAAAAACGGCGAACACTCCTGCAGCGGCTACAGGTGGAGATACACAACTCGAAACGCCGCGCGATCCCCGGCCGTTTCTTTATGAAACGCGCGGCAAAATCCAAGCGCAGCGCCGCCCTAGGAATCTACCGCCGCGAGTTATCCGCCGCGATCCGAAAGCTAACCCAAGCGAGCTAACCCCATGGCAGTTATTGAAAACCTAGACATTGTCCTGGGAGCCCGCACCGAGAAGCTAGACCGCGGACTGGACCGCAGCAGCGGCAAGGTGAAGAAATTCGACCAAGATGTCTCCGCGATCGGCAAGTCGGCCCAAGCGGCCCTCGCACCGCTCGCGCAGATGGGCGCCGGTATTCTCGCGGCCGTTCCCGGCGCGACCGCAGCCGCGACCGCATTCTCAGCCATTGCGGCCGCATTCGCGACCAGCAGAGCCGCGAAGATTGCCAAGGAAAGCTTCGACACGGCCAAACAAACCAAAGCCGCCGCCGCCAGTATGGACGACTTTGCGGAGGATGCCCTCAAAGCGGCCGTTGCTATGGCCATGGCGGCCAAGCATAGCGGCCAACTGCGCATTCCCAGCAGATCGACGACCGGACTAGCCCGCTACAACTCGGCTACATCGTACGCCGGCCGCCGCAATTATTTCGACTTCGACGATGGGAAAATGATCGACGGCAGCGCCAAGCAGATCAGCAACGTACCCGCAGCGGCCAACGCCGGCACAACGGCGCTAAAGGGAATGTCGGTCGCCGGAGTGGCAGCCGGAGCGGCAGTCGCGACCGCGTTTGTCGCCGTAGCTTCCGCAGCGGCCGCCGCAGTTGTGACCGTTCGAGGCGTAGCCGTCCAAATGGGAGAAATCGACAAAATCGCCAAGAGCGCGGCAATTGCCAACGTCACGTTCCGCGAGTTGGCAGGCTTCCGGCTTCTAACCGAGGAAAGCACCGGCAAGGGCGCCGAGATTGCAGACAAGGCAATCCAGAAACTACAAATCCGACTCACCGAAGCCGAGCGCAACGGCGGAGCCCTGGACGACCAGCTAACCGCGATCGGCCTAAACTCAGGCGAACTATTGCGAGCCGGACCTATCGAAGCAATGCGCCAGCTCGCAGCGGCTACGCAGCAGATGAAGAACCCGTCCGACCAGCTAGTTCTCGCGTTCCGACTCTTCGAAGAGGAGGGGGCCGCATACGTCAACACGCTACGCGCCGGGCCGGCCGCGATCAACGCGAGCATTGCAGCGGCCGAAACGCTAGGCCTCACTCTCAGCGAGTCACAAGCCAAGGCGGTGGAAGCCGCCAACGATGCCTGGGGACGAACCAAGCAGCTATCCAGCGGAGTATTCCGCCAACTCGCGGCCGAAGCTGCGCCCGTGCTGACTGTCATCAACCAATCCATTCTGGAAATGGCTAGCGGCTTCCAAGCCACCGCCCGAGCAATCGGACCAGTTATCGACAACCTAGCCATAGGCGCCGGGTTCGCGTACGACATCTACCAAGCGCTCGACATGGTTCGCAAGCTACAGAACCAAGCCAAGACACTAGACGCTGCTGGAATTCTCGAAACGCTAGACCAAGGTTTTGACTTTGGAAGCGCGGAGAAATTCCTGGGGCAGATCAACGAAGCACGCGCCGCAGCGATCGAAGCCGCCAACGCCGCAAAGGGAGGCGGAGGGATTGACCTAGCCGCGATCCAAGCCCAAGAGGAAGCCGCCAAAGCAGCGGCCGAAACAGCCAAGGCCGCCGCCGATCAAAAGGCCACCCAAGACGAGCAAAACCGCCAGGCAGTAGCCGAGCGACTCAACCAACTACGCGAAGAAATACAGACGCTACGAGAAGGCGCCACGGCCGTGGATGCGATGCGCCTAGCCAGGCAGGGAGCCACCGCCGCGCAAATTGCCAGCTTTAAGGCTATGACCGAGCAGAAGGCCAAGATGGAGGAACACCAAGAGCTCCTAGCCCGCGGCGCCGAGCTCCAAAAGCAATACGCGACACCACAACAGCAGTTGAACACAGAGCTCGCGGACCTCACACGGCTATTGGATGTCGGCGCAATCAACTTCGCGACGTTCGCCCGAGCCAGCCGAGAAGCCGCAAAGCGAATAGGCGAAGAGGACAAGCCGGCCCAGAAGGCCGAGACGCCCACCTTCGGCGCATTGGAACGCGGATCGGTAGCAGCTTACAGCGCAGCCCGAGCAAACGAGCGAGCCGGCCGAGCCGAACCGCTCCAAGAGAAGGCCAACGCACTACTAACCCAAGTAAACGGCCACCTCGAGCGAATCGCCGCCACCATTGGACCACAACAACACGTAGGCAACGCCGGGTAAGGATACCATGCCAACCATCAAGGGAATTCGCAAAGCCGCCGGCCAAGAGGGATCGATCGAGCTAGGCGACGAAAAGCTATTGCGCCGCTACGCGCTGGAATATCTAATCATCGCCGACAACGCCACCCAAGGCCCCATTGAAATTTGGTCAACGCCAGGCCTGCCAGTGGTTGGAGTATCGACCTACGCCTACGCCGGCGAATCGGACCTGGCGGCCGTCTGCAAACGGAAAGTACCCAAGCGCGACACCAAAGCCTCCCGCGCCTGGATTGTACGCGTTGAATTCGACAACGACCCGCGGAGCAAAAGCCAAGAGACCGAGGCGGACTATCCAGCAGCAACCGCACGGCCGCCGATCATTAGTTGGGATTCCGAGTATGGAGAAGAGATCCTCCACCGCGACTATTCAGAGCCGCCGAAACCGATCCTTAATTCGGCCGGCTTGCCGTTCGACCCGCCTATCACCGAGCAGGTGGTCTATCCCGTGCTCGTCATCCAGCGGTACCAAACGACCTTCACCCCGGCGACGATCCTAGCCTACGAGAACCGCGCCAACAAAGAAGACTTCTACACCGCGCCGCCAGGCCACGCCCTGATGTCGAAAATTGCCGCGACCCAGGTAATAGAAGACGCCGTCAAACTATGGCAAGTAACCTACCGCATTCGTTTTGCGGTCGACGGCTTCGACTTGGAGCCATTGAACCAAAGCAGCCACTACCGCGACCCCGGCACAAGTGAGCTCGTCGCATTCATCAAATCAAACGTCCCATACATTGGGAACTTGAAAGCCAACGGCGACAAGGCCGCCGAAGGCGAAGAGAGCTACGGAAGTTTCCGCCGAAAGAAACGCGTGAGCTTCGGGCCGCTCGCGCTCGAGTAGCTCAGCCGAACCCGACCAACGGCCGCCAATTTTGGCGGCTATTTTTTTACCCCCAACGAATACCCCCCCCCCTAATTTTTCTCCAAAAATGTGCGCGCTTAACCTGCGGTCTACGTGCCCGCCCTGCGCCACAATCCGACCGCCCCCCCGCCCGCGAGGGAGTGGCAGCCTTTCCGGAGAGACGCAGGTGCACACGATTGTCAACGAACCATGAGCAAACGACCGACCGAAACAAAGCCGACGACCCGACAAACCAACCGAGTCGCGCGAGCCGTTCAAGGCCACCAGACGGCCGCCGAAGCCATTGGGCCCATTGTGCCGGGGATGAGTCTCTTCTGCATCACCCGCGGCCAGATCTCAATGATAGACGTAATTCGCCACGTCATCGAATCGGCGGAGACTCCGGTGGTTGCGTCCGTTTGGACGTGGGCGGTTGGAGATTTTGAAGTCGAGGCCTTCGAATATTTCTTTCGAGAGAAGCGAATCGAACGCGCGACGATGGTTATTGACCGATCAGCCGAACAACGGAACGTAGACTTGATCGACCGATGGCGGAAGCGATACGGACCGGACCGCGTAAAGGTATGCTTGAACCACGCGAAGATAGGTACCATTGAATGGCCTGGCTATCGGGTACTCGTCCGCGGTTCGATGAACCTTAATTGTAACCCGCGCTTCGAACAGTTCGACATCTCGGAAGGCGACCAGGCCTTCGACCTAGTCCGCGAGGTGGAGACGGAACTCCCGGTCCTTCCGCGGCTCTCATCCTGCCAAGAGGCCAACGAAGCGACCGGAACCGCGAAAGCCAAAGCACTTACCCTGGAAGAACTGAAACCCTTTGGAGGAATCAAAACGTGGCAAAAGTAGTTAAGAAGAAACCTGCGACGCCCCGAACGAAACCGGCTAAAGCTCCAGCGAATCCGCTGACGCCGAAAGACGCGACATCGGCCGAACCAACGCGACCGACCGAACCGGCGGCCGTGTTGGCGCTGTTGCTCAGCCTGGGAAACCAACGAGACCAGGCGACCCTCTATGCGAATAGCTATTGCGAGTACCAAGAGGCCCAGGCAAACATCGCCGCCAATGGAGCCGTTGCGGCCAACCCACGCACCGGCGCACCGATGGATAACCCGTACCTAAAAGTCCGCGACAAAGCGGAGGCCAAGCTGCTCGCGATGGGGCGCCGGATGAAAACCGAGGGGCTCTGGTAGCCATACGGAAAATACTATTCGCGCGCCTCGCGCTCTTGCGATGGTGGCCGGTTCGCTGGTGGTCGATCCCCAGCGCTTCCCGCAAGTCATTGTCCAGATTCGCAACCACGCATTCTCCGACCTTGTGAATGCTGCCAGCCTTTCAGACTGGAATTCTGCCCTGGGATGTGGATAATTGGGGCTTAGATTGAGGATAATTGCCGACCGCAACCAGGATAATCCCCTTGAATATGGTATTATTCTCATTGGCCAAGGATAATAACAAGTTCGCCGACATAAGGGGTTCTCGTAATGCATCATCTTCCCCGCGGCAAAAGTTGGGACCCGCTACGAGTTGCAAGCGTATTGTCTCGCAACGGAGTCCCAGCGTCCGTAGAAGGGACCTTGGTCCGAATTGAGATTTCGGATACGGAGCCGCCCTCGATTCTCCAAAGGTTTCTCAGATGGGTGTTGCGACCAAGCTCAAGCGTCGTCACGATTAGTCACGACCCGACGCATTTCATTCGCAATATTGACGTGCACTACGATCCATTCAAGGTTTCAACTGATCTCCCATATCTACATGACATCACTGTCGCGCTTCGCGAATGTGGATGCATGGTCAAATCGGATCGAGAGATAGCCGAAAGCTATTGCCCCAACTCGGATGAATTACCCACAATGTTTGAGACAATGGAACGCCTGCAGCGAGAGAAAGAGAACCTCGTGGCCGTACAGGACTTCGAGTCTGCAAAACTGAAACGAGACGAAGAACGTGGTGTTCTCAAACAAATTGATGCTTACCTATCCCGTTCCGTTGGCTAGCTGACGATCCGGACAAGCGGCGAACCATGCGATGAACCGAAGTCGCGGAGTCGTCGTTTTTGACAATGGAAAATCAATCGCCGCGACTCGGTTATCGCGGCCGTTGAACTAAACCGCTTCACTTTCAATTTTCTCGTAACTCTAAGCAGACTTCTTCTGCGTATCTCACGCGAGCTACTTCTCGCCTCTTGCTGGTGCGGTGCTTTGCATTGCGATGGCTCTGCACCGGCTACAGTCGCCTAGCTCGATGGCTTTGCCTGCTCGGCCGCGTGTTGACTTCGGCCAGTCCCAGCGGTGACGGTGCGATTGCATGGCCACTCCGACGAGTACGACTGAGTGGCATGAGCGAGGTAAGTGAGCTGCCTCCCCCCGTTCCGAATTTAACGATTATCCGACTTGCGCTTTCTGAAACCCCAATCATGCTGGGGATTAATGTCGCATTTCTGCGGCAAGTTTGACTTCCCGTTTTCAGTAAGGCTTCAGCGCAATGCCCAGCTCTTTTCGCAAGCATACTCTTGCATCCATTAAACGTATGGCCGAGGACATGTTGCTCCGCAACATGGCAATTAGAACCATCGATTCCTACACCTTCCACGTTGGGCGTTTTTCCAAGCACTTCGGAAAACTCCCCGAGGATCTGGGCCCCGAAGAGATTCGCGAATTCCAACTGTGGATGATCCAAGTGAAAAAATGTTCGTGGAGTTCGTTTAATCAAGCTGTTTGTGGCCTACGGTTTCTCTACACCTTCACGCTCCCCAGGCCGTGGGTCGTGAAAATGATTCCGTTCGGCAACCGGCCTAAGAAGTTACCCGTTGTGCTGGGGCAGGAAGAAGTACACAGGCTGATCGAGTGTGTAACAGTTCCCAAACATCGAGCGGTCCTACTGACTCTCTACTCGGCCGGGCTAAGGCTCAGCGAAGCAACCAACCTAAAGCTCCCGGACATCGACTCCGAGCGGATGCAACTGCGGATCATTCAAGCCAAGGGGCGCAAGGATCGCTACGTACCGCTCTCACCAAGGCTCTTGGCCGAACTACGAGAGTACTGGAAGATCAACAAGCCGAACCAGTACATCTTTCCGGGCAAGACCAACGATGTGCCACTTTCCGGAGCAACCATTCAGAAGACTTGCAAGATGGCCGCCGCACAGGCGCACATCAAGAAGATCGTTACTCCACATACTCTGAGACATTCTTTTGCGACCGGACTTTTGGAAGCAGGCGTCGATCTGATGGCGATCAGCAAGCTGCTCGGGCACAGCAGCTTTACAACAACGATGATCTATTTACACTGTCGGCGAGAGCACTTGGGATCGACCCCCAGCCCGATCGACTGGCTCCCGGCCCGGCAGTGCCCGCGCTGGATCGACCCGTCGCTGCAAGCTCCCAGCCCCAGCTCGACGCCCGCGAGCGATCCGATCTGA